ACAGTAGAATTACAGCCTTATCGGGCCTCATATCAACCCTATTTGTCGCGTTGGCTGGTATTATTGGTGCCTACTACGGTATGCAAGCATGGATGTCCAGAAAGTAATCAAAACATCTGACCGTGGCATTGATCTACTAAAGGCGTTTGAAGGATTTAGGTCAAAACCGTATCAATGCTCTGCCAAGGTCTGGACCATAGGTTGGGGTAGCACGCGACTAGCCGATGGCAGTAGGGTGACACAAAATACCCCTGAGATGTCCAGAGATGAGGCAGAAAGCCTGCTTAGGAAACAATTAGTGTCATACGAGCAAGCAGTGCTCAGACTTGTACCGTGCAAGCTGACACAGTCTCAATTCGATAGTCTTGTTAGTTTCGCGTATAATCTTGGCTCCGGTTCGCTCCGGGCGAGTACACTTCGTAAGAAAGTCATAAAGGGTGATCCTACTGCACCGGATGAGTTCCCCCGTTGGTCATATGCCAGTGGTAAATTTATCCGTGGGTTACACCGTAGACGGATGGCAGAAAGAAATTTATTTTTGTCGAGTTAAACACTTGCAATCTACTCCGGAAACAGTTATAAATAAGAATAACTTAAAACGGAGAACTTAAATGGCTTGCACACAACACGATCTTTCAGACAACATCCAAGACGGTCTCGACATCGAAAAATGCATAAATTGTAAGGGTGTTGGTTTTACATCAAGCATCGATCCCAATTATATGGATGATGGGGTTGAAATCGTGTTACAAAAACGAGATCGATACAGCAAGTACAATAAAATGTCTAAGGAAGAACGAGCATCTAGTAGGCGTGGGTATGGTCGAATGCATTTAGCGCACCGTAACTTAGAACACGTTTATGCAGATAAAAATGCGATAGGATATGTTCGTTTCTGTGATCCATGCAATGGCACTGGTTTTAGTGAAAAAGTCAAAAAAGTCTGGTACGAAGATTGTCACAAGTGCGAAGGTAAAGGTTGGGTTGCATGGGGTTCAGAAGACAAAGTATGTTGGTCTTGTGGCGGTGCAAAAAAACGTGCTTTCAAAACTTCCCCTGAGACTCGTGCAAAAAGACGGGCTACAGCACAAATCAAAAGAAATGAAAAAGAAGCTCTTCGCATAGAAAATGAGTTAGCTAGACAACGTACAATTTACGGTGGTCTTACTTTTGCAGAAAAAGAAGCACAGATCAAAGCACAGTGGGCCGAAGAAAAAGCTAAAGCTCAAGATGTACCAACAGGAACAGTTAATATTTCTGGGGAAGTACTCAAAGTTGCTTTGAAAGAAACTCGATTCGGTGAAGTTTTGAAAATGACAGTTAAAGATCATAACGGTTTCGTAGTTTGGGGTTCTGTACCAAGCATTTATGATGATGAGGGTGTAGCTGTTTTCGTTGGTAAAGGTGACACTATTACTTTTACAGCAACTGTAACACCGTCTGACAAAGACGCTAAGTTTGGGTTTTTCAAAAGACCTAGAAAAGCTGTCATTTCTAAAGTGAGCAATTAAGAATGGAGAATGAATACAACGTAGAGCCTATCAACTATCAGGATTGCTTGCCTTTCATATTGGGTATCCACTATGCGAGGCGAGTACCCTCGATAAGTTGGGCATTCGGGTTATTCAAAAAAGGTGACAATCCTCACGATCTGTTCCGCATTGGGCCACTCGTGGGGATTGTTTCGTTTGGCACTCCACCATCACCTTCATTATGTGAGGGTGTTTGTGGCGTTGAACACAAGGAAAACGTTATTGAGCTTAATCGACTTGTACTCCGCGACAATTTGAAAAACGAAGCATCCTTCCTAGTAAGCCGTGCTTTAAAGCTATTGCCCAAACCAAAAGTAGTTGTTTCCTACGCTGACACGGCTCAGGACCACACTGGGGTGATCTATCAGGCTCTCAACTTCGTTTACACTGGTATGAGTGCCAAAAGAACTGAGTGGGTTGTGCGAGGCTCTAATCTACACTCTAAGACCATTGTATCACAGAGCACGTTGGAAGAACGCATAGCCAACCCAGAAAAATACGAGGTTGTAGATCGATCCCAGAAACATCGATACATTTATTTTTTGGGTAACAAGCGTGAAAAGAAAGAATTGAAACAGGCTCTACGGTATCAAATCAAAGACTCATATCCGAAAGAGTCTATTGATACTCAGTCTCCCATAACCACCGAGACATCAACAATGCCTCAGATCGATCTGAGTGTTTCTTCAAATTAATTGGAGCATCCGGAAACATGGTCAGGGCTAATGCTCTGGCTTGTTCTTTATCTGCCGAGAGTCCAAAATATTTTTTCCATATCTGAGGCGTTACATAGCGCAGTTCGATCTTGCTAAAACTAGCCACGCAAGCACGAGCACTGCCGAAAGAATCACCCAAACTAAATACGCTTGAAACTCCCTGATTCGGATGGGCGTGAACTCTTTCAATAACGCACGAAACAAAATCTTCAGGTTCATTATCCTTACGAGTTTTTTGTCGCAATAAATTTATCGTAGCAGTTACATCAACTTCCCATTTAACTTTGCCTTTGCCTTTATTCATTACTGGCATATCGTGTACGGATTGAAACTGACCATTTTCTAAAATACCAATGGCTCCGGTTAGACCCGGATCAATTCCGACAGTTATAGTCATAATCCTGTGTAATCCTCACAACCAACAAGTTGATTCTGTGGGGTCAAAGTTACATCATGTAACGTGCAACGCCATTCCCCATTATGACTTGGTACAGAATTTTGGCAAGTTCTACAATGAAATAACGGTTTTTCTTCCTTAACGCATACGCTCCGCATATCGCACCATTTGCATTGAAAAGCACTTCCATCATCACTGATGCCTGTTGGCCTCATACGAGCGTTTACAAGTGATGTGATACGTTTCTGAAGGTTCTTCTGATCTCTGGTGCTTGGTTTGATACGTTCTATATAAAATTGCTCATCGTCTTTACAGACCGCAACATATAACCCACGTTTTAGATTACCCAATGCCATACTGATTTGCACTTGGGCATAGTGTTCCGGTTTGGACTCTTTCACACCATGTCGCTGTAACGCACTAAAACTTTTTTTGTTATGTGTTTTAATTTCAAGCAAATGAGATTCTGAATTATGCGGAACGTTCTTAACCACACCATCAGCACGGCAAACAAAATGACCAGTAGAATCAGTGAACTCAAAGTGTGAACCATATTCATTCACTGCCCAGACCTCTAATCCTGACTTGTGAAGGTCTTTGATGATCCGGTCCTCTTGGTTGTACCCTGTTTCGAATAGACGCAATATGCGTCCATCTATGGGCTTCCTAGCAAAACCACGCCATTGAAAATATATTTTTCGGATACACTCAGTTCCGATGCTGGAAGCACCCAACCGTGTAAAATACAACGCCTGATTCTTTTGATAGGACTGATAAATATTTTTGATAATTTGTTTTTCGACTGAAAGTGGTATAGCAACCATTATCTAACCCAATAATTTTTTGAAAAACCCCCAGACAGGGAGGCTTGCAGGGCATTACAATATACCTGTGTCTGGGGGTATAACCGCACCATTGCGGTTAACTCTTAATCAAGGTTCCACTTGCTACCACCGTTTGAACTTTTCTTTGGTGGTGCAGACTGCTTAACCGGAGCCTTGGCTTTTGCTTTGGAAAACAAGAACGAAGCTATTTTGTTTTTATCGGCATACCCATTCGTGCCTTTTTCAATAACTACGTTCGCTTGAAATGGACGATCTAACAATTCATCAGTATCGTCTGCATCAGGTCTTCCGCACGCAGTAGCCCATGCAACTAATTGTTGATGACCAATTCGCTCGGCTTGTTCAGATGCATTTTTAGTATTGAACTGAAACCAAATTTTCCGTCCTTGATGAGATCCGTCTACCACTTCAAATGTAACGGAAATCATTTCTCCACCGGAGCTTGTTGGTCGCTCCTCTGCATCTGTTGCACTCAAAGTGTATTCACCTTTAGGCATCAGTTCAAAACTCATAGGTTCTTGTGGTGCAACCTCACTTGGATTAAATCCGAATTTAGGCATAATAATCTCCTCAACTAAATACTGGGATAACTTCAGATAAATTGTCAAAACTCATTTCGATCTTTTCAGGACAATCAAAACGATTTTTGGCGGCGAAAGCTGGGTTAGGTTGGAAATGCAAAAAACGATCCCCACTAGATACACCACGATTTTTTGTGGTGTTAAAACCCGTATCAGCCTTGCGGATCACAACGTCAAAAGCTGCAAAGCACAATGCATCAACCCACTCTTGTAACAACGAGTTACAATACTTTGGAAGTTTTGGTTCGTATTTATCAAATGGCTCCGTTCGTGGGTCTTCAAATTTGTTGACCGCACTGTGAGCTATCAATACTACATTCATGCCTCGATGCTCCCGAAGATAATCTAAACCCTGTAAGATTTCACGAAACTCTTCACAGACTTTTACCTTATCTCTACCGTATGACAACTCTTTTGCGTCATAGGTATCTTCGACAGATTTCACGATTAGAGGCTCAACTAGCCAATCCACTGAGTCGATCACACAAGTTTTAAAAGTGTGTTCCCCGGACAGTAAAGTCTGAATATTTTCAGCAACTGTTGTCGCAGACTCCGCACGATCAAATGACACAACGTCTAACGTATCAAGACCGTCCTCAGTGCTAATGAATATGGGATCAGGAAATTGACTTGCTAATGTAGACTTACCAATACCATGATCTCCATAGATACAAATTCGGGGTGGTTTTTTTTGTTTACCCCGTCTTAATTGACTTTCAAAGTCAGCCTTCTTTTTTGACATTTTTTTCTCCTTTATGAAATTAGCGGTTGTCATTCCGCATCTGCAAAATCCCATGCTACTTCGTGATACTCTTGCTTTATCCGGTTCCAACTAAGCATCCTGACAATCTCTGAATATTCGGATGCCACTTTGGTAACCATTCCACATATCGCAGGATCACCGAGTAACAGTAAATAATCATCTTCACAAAAATCTCTTAATTGTGTGTGAGCCACGCCCGTCAAATAATCTGTGTCATATGGTCGCTGTATATGATTAGGATACAGAACGTGTAACTCACCGTGCCGTCTAGCATCTGACATATCTTTATTGTTGTGGGCTTGGACAATATAAACCTTATTCATTTTTAACTCCAAAATTTGCCATGAAAATTTCTGTGACATCTAAAAAGTGCTCGGCTCCAATGTTGTGTGCAATGTCTATGCATTCGTTGATGTACCACTGAGTATCCAGATCATCCGGTTTGACGGACCAATCATCGACTTGCATACAGGCTTGTGCTCCGTCTGACTTTGGAACCTTATTGTTATTGTTGGCATACAAGATTGGTTCAGTGGCTTTTGTTGACTGATACCACCGGACAACTTTGCCGAGATATTTACCACCTTGCACACCACCACCCGCTACGTTTCTGGCAGTAATAAACATATCAAAAGATGCATTGTTGATTGTGCTACCAAAACTGGAACCGTGGGCAAGCCACTGCCCGACAGCATGAGCACACACTGGGGCTGTCGGATTCTTGCGGAGTGACACCGGACTGTAAATTCCTTTAGATTTAATGGTGCCATCTTTTTTTACCGCAATATAGTTATTTACATCTTTCATTGCGAGTTTTTCATAGGGCGTATATTCGAAAGTGAACCCACTTAGTTCTTCGAACTCTTGCACGCACCAACGCACACTCTGTTCATTGTAGTCAGCAACACGGATGACGATCCCGTCTGTGTTGGCAGACAAAACCGTAGCCCCTTCTTGCTCTAATAATTCGATCAACATAAGCAAAGTGAATTGTCCGGTCATGGTCACTGCCAACATTAAATCCGGTGCATACAAAATACTATGTCGGCTTGCTAACTTTCCAAACGTGCCGTTTAAACTAATCTTTAGAGTATCTGCCGTGACCTTATCGCCTTGGCTTTTAGCTTTTAGACGTTCATCGTAAATTCGCCTGTACTCATTTATAAATCTATCTCCGATATGCAATGGTGATAGATTGCCATTTAAAATAATCGTTGGATAAAAACTCGCTGCATCAATTTCAAAGATTAATTCATCACCAGCAACATGGGTAACACGTTTGTCATGGGTTGAATGCAATCCCCCGATGCCGAGCTTGTACCGTCCTGTCCGACTGTATACTTCCATCTTATCCAAACTGTCAGGCATTTTAATATGCCCAGATTTTGGATCGACATAAAATTTCATTTGGGCAATATCATTGAGAACAGCTTGGGTTCCGTCATAATGCAAATCGAGATAGTCAGGTGGGCTGTAAGATATTGTATCCGGAATTGGCACATCAAACGATTTGAGGTTGAGATTTTTTTTAAACCCGTGCTCTGCCATTTGGCTATCTGATTTGCTTCGTAGGTCAATTTCATATTGCTTGGAAATTTGTAACCGTAGCTCTAACTCTGATTCGAGCCTTTTAAACAACTCAGCAGTCGTATCAATATCGTTTTGGCAGTACAACTCCAAATTACTTTGTTGCTCATCTGAGAGAGCCTCGTGTGGGTCGTAGGGCAAGTCCTGA